GGTAAAGCAATAGTTAATACAACTAAGCCTGCTAAAACATTAGGTCAAGCCCTTACTATTATTAGACAACAGCATTTAGATAAGCTAAACCCTGTTCAAAAGATATTACTAGATGTTATATCCAAACTGCCTAATGTAACTAAAGGCACATATAAAGTTATGGGTATGAAGAAAGGTGAATATGGTCTGTTTGAGCCCTTCCAAAACAAAACTACTATTAGCCCTGATGCAGGTGTAGATACAATATTCCACGAAGCGACACATAGTGCCACGGCCTTTGAATTAAAAAAACATGTGACCATGAAAAATGGTAGACCTGTTGGACGCACACCACTAGGTAATAAATTAGTAGATATATTTGACGTAGCTGAAGTTGCTGCTATGCAACAGGAACTGAATTTTGGTGAAGCCTTTAAAGATATGGATGAGTTTATTGCTAACGCATACAATACTGTAGAGTTTCAAAAATTCTTAGCCGGTGAACGTAGTGTTGTTCCGGATGCCCCTCCTGTTAATTCACTATGGACAGACTTTGTTAACTTCGTTAAACAACTTCTAAATTTAGGCGATGTATCTAATACTCTATTAAGTGATGTAATAGGATTAACACCCGACTTATTTACAGGCACACGTCAAGTGGGTAGCGCTACCATACCTGATTTCACACCTCAAGATAGAATGTTTGCAAAAGACAATAATGAAAAAGCTGCAGCATACTTTAAAAATACAAACCTTAAAACTGAAAAGGTTGAAGAGGCATCAGCTTTCAAAGAGTTTAAAGACGACCCTAAACAATTTGTTAAAGACAGATTTAAAGGGTGGCAACATTCTCTTGACACTGCCGAAACTAACTTCTTCTCATCAGATGCAGCTTTAAATAATGCCATACGTCGTGGGTTAGAAGAAAATGCTGAATGGGCGGAAACTAAAAAAGTATTACATTCTATTAGCACATCACAAGCGCTACATAGTGAAGCACCTGCTCATCAGTTCTTAGAAGAAGGTGATATTAAATACGATCCTACCTTGTTTAAATATGTTGTATCAAAATCTAACACAAGCTGGAAGAAGATGATGCTTAATATTAAAGGCCTTGCTGATAAGGCAGGTATCCCCTATGAAACTATGGAGAAGTATGCTCATGCAGCGTTGATTGGTAAACGATTAAATAGCTTAAAAGAAAAAAATAAAGAGTTAAAAGAAGATATTCTAGATATGATGTTGGCTGGTAAAGATAAAGAAGCTAAAGCTAAATGGGAAAAAGAATATAAACATATTCATATGACCACAAAAGAAATAAATAATGCTCTCAAACTATTTGATACCTATCCAGGATTAAATGATATTGTTGATCAATGGAATAGCGTTAGAGCTAAAGTATTAAAGTTTGGTGTAGATTCAGGTCTTTATTCTGCAGAACAAGCGCAAGAGTTATTAGATATAATGGATTACGTGCCATTCTATCGTGTTGAGCAAATAGAACAAAAAGAAGGTCCTAAAGAATATACTCTTGGACTATTAGACAGAGCTAAAACTGATCCTAGATTTAAAGGTAGTAATCAGCCTGTTAATAACGTGTTTGATAACATGGAACGCTGGATGACTTATGTAATTAGAAAAGGTATTAATAATAAAGCGGCACAAAATTTAGTTGCAGCGGCAGATCAATACTTAGAAGGTGAAGTAACTAAATTACCTCCAACTGCTGTTAATCAACCTGCAAGCAACACTATTGGTATTTGGCAAAATGGTGGTGTTGTTAAATATCGCTTTGAAGATCCTCTATTTGTAAAAGCGTTTACAGGTATGGAGACTGTAGCGTTACCTGCATTTCCTTTATTTGCAAAGATAGCAAACGTCTTACGTCAAAATATTGTGTTATATCCGTTGTTTTCTGTATCTCAGGTATTTCAAGATACTTATTCTGCAATGACAACTTCCGGAGTTGAAAATCCATTTTCTATACCTTTAGAAGTAATTAAAGAAATACTTAAATCTTCAAAAGGTGTTAGTACCGCTAGAGCCCAATTAAAAAGTGTAGGGGCAGTGGGTAGAAAAGACTATACAGCAGATACAAGTAAAATAGACGCAGAAATTAAAGAAGGGTTAAAAAAACCAGGATTGTTTAATCGTATGCTTTATAGCCCCCTTCAAAAACTTTCTATGGCTTCTGATAATGTTGTTCGTCAAGCAGTTTATACTCAAACTTTAAAAGAAACTGGAGATAAAGCTCTTGCTATTGAACGTGCGTTTGAGTTAATTAATTTTAGAAGAACAGGTTCCAACAAACTAGTATCTGTAGGTCGTCAAGTTATTCCGTTCTTTGGTGCTTACTTACAATCTTTAAATGTAATGATGAAAATTGCTGCGGGCCGTGGTATTGCTCCTTCTCAACGAGCAGAGGCTTATAGAGTGCTTATAAATACTATGTTTAAAACTATGCTTTTAAGTTTTATATATAGTGCTTTAGTTTCAGATGATGACGATTATGAAAAACTAGACCCTTCTGTTAGAGATAGAAGATTTGTATTTCCCGGCATGGGTGGTTTAAGTGTTCCTGTTCGTTCAGATTTAGTTACCTTATTTACTAAAATTATACCTGAACATATATACCATACATTGATTAGACAAGATGAAGATGGCACTAAAGCAGGTAAAGCTATAAAAGTTGGAATAATAAACGCTATTGCTTCTCCATCAGTTATGCCTCAAGCTTTTAAACCCCTTGTTGAAGCCTCTATGAACTATGACTATTTTACTGGAAGACCTATTGCGGGAACAGGTGTTGGTGGTAGAGAAGATGAAATGCAATACACTGCTAGAACATCTGAACTTGCTAAAGTACTAGGTAACTTTTCAGGATTTTCACCTATGAAAATAGATCATTTACTTGATGGATATCTTGGTTATAGTGCAGGTTTAATACGTATAAGTACAAACAATTTAATGGCTGATATAAGAGGAGATGTATTACCTTCTAACTCTACACAAGATTTGATTAATGCTATTCCTGGCACGTCTGCATTTTATTCTAAAGAGTTTGGAAATCGTGCTAAAAATGATTACTATGAATTAAGAGATATTATGGGTGAAGTTTATAATACCTATAAATATAAAGAAAAGTTTAGAGGGCCTGAAGAAACTTTAGAATATATAAAGAAAGATAATAACCAAGGTCTTATTGCAAGGAAAGGTTTACTTGATGATATCGGTAAATATTTAGGTCAATTAAGAGCAGCTGAAACAAGAGTTCTAGAAGATAAAAACATGGCTCCTGACGAAAAACAAAAAAGAATTAGATATTTTAGACAAGAAGAAATAAATATGCTTGATCATATAGCTAAATATAATGATCGAGACGTTAAATACATCCAAAAAGTTAGGTTTGAGTCTGGATTATAAACGCCAAACTCGAATACCTTTTACATTATCCTCAATGACTACTTTGTGAACAAACTCAAACTCTAGTCGTTCACTTTCTTTTGTAATAGCAGCTACCGCTGCATCAGTATCAATTGCAGGTAAAAAGATAGATGAGCCTGGTTTAAATTCAGACCAAAGTATTTGGTAATCTGTTCCGTTAGTTAACACTTCGTGGTATATCCAATGGTAAGTTATTAGTTTTTATGTCGTCAAACGTAGAGTTATCAATCCATATGCATCTTCTTCCTGAACCGCTAACCTCTAAACCTTTTTGAATAACTTTAAGTTCACCTGATTTAGGTTTTAAAATTTTGTTATCTTTGAGTTTAGCTACAAAATCTTCCATAGTGACATTTCCTTTAGTTTCTAAGTATGTGCGCATTATACCTACAGGAATGTAAATTGTGTTGACATCTGGTTCAATTCTTACTCTTAATTCATAGATTGGTTTAAGTAAAGGGGCCTCTAGTAATCCAGAACGAGCATCGGTTTTACTATTAATAACCAAAGTGTTCTTTAGGTTTTCATGTAAAAATTCAGTTAATGTTTCCATAGCATCAAAATCACGGGCTTTTAAATCAATCTTTGATTTCTCTAACTCTGCATAAATAGCTTTTTGAACAGGTTCTATATCTATATTATGAATGCCTAATGCCTTAGATATTTTAGCCCCTAAAAATACAGCAGCTAATGTAGCTGAATATTTACGATCTTCTCCTGTAATGTTCCAAGCTTTGTCTATATTCTTTTGCGTGTCTGATAGGGCTGTTTTAACGGTATCTAAATTAGATATAATCCATTGAGCATATATTTCTCCAGCATGTCCATAATTATCAAACAATCTACCAAAGTAATTATCTGCTTCTTCTTTAGTTAAAGAATCATCTTTTTCGATACGTAACTGTAAGAACCTAGCCATTTCACCTGAAGCTTTAGCATTCTTAGAAAACATAACTGTTCTAAAATCTGTATTACTTGAGACCACACATATTAAATTAAAGATAGTGTCGTTTTGTCTTTCTTTATTAACTCCGGCACTACTTAATCTATTTTTACCTCGACCCATTGACATAAACTTTAGGAAGTCGTGTAGTTGGTCAGGAGTTACTTTAGTAAATTCATCTACGGCAGCAGGTAAGTTATTCATATACCCCATACGATTAATAACTGCATTACCTGTATCTCCCCAAACTTGAATAAGATTTGCATTCATCTCTGGGTTACCATAAACACTAGTCATAGCCTGCAATACTGTAGATTTACCTTGACCTGTGCCAGGGTTATATAAATTAATTACTGCTGATTTTTCTCTAGTTTTAAAAAAAGGCATAAGCAAAGAACCAAAAGCACAGAAAAAACCAAATGCTCTTAACTCCATGCCTGGTCTTTCATATACTGATATAGCTTTTTTCCATTCATCAAAAGAACCTTTTTTCTGCAAGGTAGCATTAACGTCTTTTAAATCTTCTGACACAGGAACATACTTAATACCAAAAGCACTAATCTCACGATTACCAATTACTATTTTATTAAAGGTAGCATTCCAACCATATTGTCTATACATGGTAGTAGCTTTCTTTTGTTTTTGATGTGCTTCTAATACAGCAATAATGTAATCAATAACATGGTCTAGTCGTTTACCATTTTTAAATATACCTGTTGAGTTAAGAACTTTACTTGCTGTATCTCTAGTTAGTAATTGAGTTACCGGTGCTATAAATTCTTGCACTCCATCAAAGGGTAAGTGCATCTTAAACCATGCACAAAAACCTGAGGCATGGTCATGTAATATTTCTACAAGGTAAAAGTCATAGTCATAAATTAAAATGGCTTCCTCTTCTTCCCCTGCAAGCGTTTTGTATATGCCACCATTCTTTCCTCTAAAATATGGGAAAGGATAATCAGGAATTTGATATGTTACTATTTCTCCAAGTTCTTCTGACTTAGCTTGTATAACATTATCAGCACCTTTGGAACGAAGGATAACCCTACCTAATTCTATAGGAGAAGTAATCTTACCTTTGTGCTTACATCCATCGCAACCTTCAGGACGTAAGCCTTCAAATTGTTTACATGTGTGAGGACCTGGAATGCCGTTAGCTTTAGTTTCTGTTTTGGCATAATCATAGTCTGGGTGATGTTTAGAGATGTTATGGATTGCGGCTTCTGAATCTTCACAGTATGCTGCAATAGATAAACCAGACCTCCATAGTGGTTCTTCTACAGTAGCTTGTTTAGTCATGATATGAACTAATTGTGCGCAGCCATCATCTTTACGGCAGCGTTCAATAATCTTCATAAATTTAGAAGAGTTATTTCCTAGTATAGCTTTTGTTGCTTCATCTAAAGGTCGTTTAGCTTTAGGTTTATCTGACACATGTATAGGGATAAGTCTTGCTAACTCATCAAAGGGTGTAGCTTTACCTTCATTAAGTATTACTACATCAGAAGGCTTTTCAAAGTTTTTAAAGTTTTTTGTATTAGGCACTCTAAGTATACGAGCAACATCAGCGGTGCAAGCACCATCAGCTTTGAGTCCATGTTTAGCACATAAAAATTTAAATCCTTCAGCTACAGGTAGCCATATAGCTTTATCTATAGGTTCTGTTAAAGACCAATAGCAGTGAATACCATTACCTGAGTCAACAATTGTAGGCTCTGGCAACTCCGTGGTATTTGTAAATTTGCGTAGTGCTATTAAAGCTTCGTCTTTAGTTTCGTAATCTTTCCATTTACGTTTTTTAGCGTCAAAGCCACAATCTATATCAAGCCATAATATTTTTTGTTCTTTAGCATTGTGTTTTTTACGTTCTGTATTTTCTGTCCATGTAGAGCATGCAAAATAAACATCTTGCTTATCTTCTAAAAATCTATCAATTACTTTTATTGCATCATCTATGGTGTCTATGAATTTAGGAGTGACTATGTTTTGTTGGTCTTTACCTACTATGCAATAGTATCCTTGGTCAGACCAAACGTGTTGTAAAAATTCTTTTGTTTGCATGTTTCTCTCGAAATAAGTTTTGCTACTGAATAGGTGCTACCGTATGCAAACGGCAGATAGCGGTGCCGTATTGATGACTGGTTAAACGGGAGGGGCTTAACCACCTACTTGCATTGCAGGTTATTTAGTTTTGTTTTAAGCGTATTACTAAGTGTTTGATTTTTAAGTCAACTCTCTTAGAGGGTCTTGCTTTACCTGAAAACCAATCATACACCGTTTGACGAGAAACGTTAAGCTCTTTAGCTACTTGACTTGCAGGGTATTTAAGTGCTATACAAATAGCACCTAAAAGAGTCCCTGTTGTTTCTTTAGCTTTTAAATTAGCCTCTACTATACTCTGTGAATATCCACGCATGCTATGTCCAATCAGATACTAGATCATCTAAACTAACATCACCTTGATCAATTTTTGGTGTTGCTGGTTTTGGAGCAGGGGGGAGTTTGGGGCTTTCTGTTGCGCGAACTGTAGGTTCAGGAATTTCATCTATAACTTCAAATGATTTAGGACTTTGAATGGGCTGTTGTTTTTTCTGTTCAAACTCTTCACCATCTTCTTCTTTGTTAACGCTTACTGATAGTGTAATAGCACGTTTAGCTTCATCAGAAGTTGATTTTGTAGAGCATATTGCATACTCTTCATCATTCAATACTCTGATTGGTTTAAAGCCAATCTTTGTGCTTGATGAGTCTTCATCAAAAGAAACTCTTGATATAACAGACATTAAGTTTTGACCATTAGCACGAACGTAGTCTGTGTATTCATGTAAAGGCTTGCGGTCTTTAGTGCCATTACCAAATATAGATTGCGCGGGTAAAGTCATTTGATATATGTCGCCATTTAAATCATCAGCACGAACCACTGCAATACGTCTACTAAAACGACAAGCTTTAGTGCCAGATGGGCCAGAACCTTTAATATTTTGAGGACATGCTAGACATGTATCTGCTTGTTTCTCAGAAACAGTATCATCAGGTTTTGAACTATCTGAAGACCAGCAGGCTGGTGGTGGCATTTTCTCGCCTTGTCTAAACTCTTTAGCAAAATACATACGATGCACATGAGGTGATGCATTAACAATAACTATATCAAGTGCGTCTTGATTAGACTTCTCAATTTCTTTACCGTTAACCATTAATCTAAATTTACCGCCTCGTATAGAAATACGTTTGGCTGTCATTGAACTACCTGTAATATTGGCTGTAAAACCATCATCACGACGGGTGTGTGCTGCTACTGCGGTGCTACCAAATACATCTAAATCGGTGTTCATACCTTCTCCTTATTTTCTCTACTTTTAGTTATTCTTACTGTGTATTCACTTGTTGCTTGTAATCCTGGCGGTGCTTTGTCGGGGTTAAGTTCTAGATATTCTTTTACTGCCGACTGCACTAATCTTTTCTCAAAGAATTCAGGCATTTTGTTGTCTAGTATAAAGTCATACATGCTAGACCAATCACTTGTCCAATATCGTGTACGTAAAGTTCTTGATAACGTTCCTACTTTAGTTTTTAAACTTGTTACATTTAAAGTTCTACACGCCTCATTAAGAGCTAAATCAATTTTATCTTTCTGCCCTTTGATATCAGTAATTTCTTTTTCCAAAGTTTCAATCTTATCACGCATATTAACTGATGCTTGCATAAGCTTTTCTATCTTGTTGTCATCTAATTCCATATTCTCTCCTTTCAAACATTAAGAATAAGAGTATATCATAACTATTTACTTTGTCAACTATTTTTATAGTTGTGTAAAACCCACTCAGCAAACATAATTAACTCTGAAGATGTAGCGTTGTGTTTCATTGTGTTAGCTTTGTGGCTTATTACTCTTACATTATCTTTTACATAACCTTTTGAATTATCTATTCTATCTAATGATGGAGAGTTAGAAGTAGGTCCTGTGCTCTTTCCTTTAGTGTAAATTTTAACTATCGGGATACCTAATATAGGGCATAGGATAGGTATGTCTATATCTGTATTATCTATGTTAAACTCAAGCCCTTTTTCTTTAGCTCTTCTTTTTGCCATTGAACATAAAACTCTTTCAGGATGTTTTATTCTATAGTTAGCGCTATGCTCTGCGTAGTCTTTATACTTATCTTCTATATAGGTTTTAATTTTTTTCATATTTTTACTACGCCATTCTTTATAATATTCTCGTCTATCTTTAGGCATCATTAAATTCTTCTTTATAAAGATCGACTAATTTAATATGATGATCAATTTTACCTTGCAACATTTTATAAATTTTTTGTTCTACAGGTGAGCCTTGTAGATGCACTACGGTCATCTTATTTTTTTGACCAGCTCTATCCATACGAGCACAACATTGTATGTATGTTTCAACTGACATCACAGGTGACCAAAATACAACTACGTTAGCTGCGTGGAGGGTAACTCCATGCGATGCAGCTTGAGGTTGGACTACTAATACTTGGGGGTTTTTACTTTCTTGAAAACTTTTAAATATTTCTGTGCGTTTATTCATAGACACATCTCCATGTATACAATCACAGGTAATTTTATCTTTGTGTAGTTCTGCCATTATCTTTTCTATGCTGTGACGGAAAGGGCAGAATACAATAACTTTGTGGCTAGCTTCTTCTATAATTTCTTTTAAAGCCGTCATGCGATTAGACACATCAAACTCTATGATACCTCTTGTATCCGAATATATGGAACCTGCACTTACTTGTAGGAGTTTGGTAAGCATTACCGCTGCATTAACAACAGTAATTTCTTCACCTGATGTTTCCATATACATATCTTTTTTTAACTTCTTATAATACTTATCTTGTTGAGGAGTAAGTGGGACTTCCCGAGTTGTATATAAAACATCGGGTAAGTCAAGACATTCTTCTTTCGTATAACGAATGGCAGGTTGTAGTGTTTTAAATACTATGTCCTGCGCATTAAATCTAGGCACCCAGGTGAACTGACTGACTTTCTGCATTACCATATCCTTAAATGTTCCTGCGTATTTCGGGACGGATGCGGGGTTCACAAGTCTAGCCAGTCCATATGCGTCAGCCGGTGATTGAGCAGCGGGTGTTCCTGTCATAAGCCATAACCATGTGTTAGGTGTTACCACACGATTGATTGACTTCCAGCGACGTGTCGTGACAGTCTTGATATAGTTAGCTTCATCAACTACTATTAAATCAAAACCGCCAGATAAGATTTCTTTCTCTACAATTTCTATACCATCATAGTTGATGATAACTACATCTGTTTTTTCATCGAATACTTTTTTACGTTTTTCTGCAGAGCCATGAGCAATACCTACAGACCTATGCATAGCTGTTTTAAAAAAATCAGCCTGCCATGCTGCTTGCATAATTGATAGTGGGCATACCACTAACATTCTTTTTATTTTACCTTGGTTCATTAAATAATCAGCAGCCCATATTACTGCAGATGTTTTGCCTGTGCCTGCTTCTGATAGGCAATAAGCACGTCTATGTGCAGAAAGAAACTGAGCTGTTGTTCTTTGATGATCAAATGGTTTGTGAATACCAGGCCAGCTGTAGTCACGTGATATAGGAGAAGGGGGATTTTTAACCTTCATGTCTGATAGGGTTATGACTTCATCTAAACCCCAATTAACTATGACTTGGCTTACACCATTATCATGTTCTTTGTATAACTTACTTTTAGGTATCTTGTCTAAAATAAGTTGTGGACGTTTTGTATTAACTATCAACGCCTTGTCTTTGTATACTTCCAATGCAATCTCCTAGTGATAAAAATAGACGCGACATCGAGAGAGGTAATGACGCGTCTAGCCCTACATGTTAACACATAAGATGAAAGCGAGCATGTCGAAATTCTTATTGTTAACTGACGTGGTTATATCGCACTCACGTCTTGCGGAAAAACTATTTCTTTTTTAAAGGTGTATTCTTTTTAACTGAATTATCGCTATTGCGACTAAAAGAACTGTTCTGACTTTTAGTTCTAATTCTAGTATTTGCTTTAGTATTACTTCCACCTTTACTAAGAGGGATAACATGGTCTATCTCTTTACCATCACCCTTTTCTACTCTACCATCTTTAATAGCTTGTCGTCTAGCTTTATTTCTAGCTACACGCAATTTTATTTGTTCAGGTTTACTTTTATAAAGTTCGTTTTCTTTTTTATAATCTCTTGCCATTATTTTCCCCAATGTGAACATGATTGAACAGGGCAAAACTTCTTACATGCAAAGTTAGGAACAGCATTAAATACCCCTGACTCGTAAGCCCCGTTTATACGTAATACTATTTTACTCCATTCTGCAAACATGTCCTCTACTTTATCACTTGTATAATCTTCTTTTAATATCTCTTTACTTACTAAGAAAACCAATCCAGACTTAATTTTTAACATATCTGGGAAGTGTTTAAAAATAGCTACACTAAACAAAGATAGCTGTCTCGTATCTGCATACTGACTTGACTTGCCTGTTTTATAATCAATAAGGGTTGCTAACTTAGTTTCAGAGTTAATAACTAATAAATCAATAACACCCCTCCACCATACATTTGATGCAAAGAAGTCACAAGGTTCTAAGTCTTTGGTTAAGCCTAACTTATACTCACAATACTTATCACCTGGAATTGATATTAACCTATCAAGCGTTGGCTTAAACATATTAAACTTCTCTGGCAGTGGTGTTGCTTTGCTCACATATAACTCTGCAGCTTTGTGAACTTCGTTGCCATAAAGAAAATGTTCTACGTTCGGATCTTGCTTAATATCTTTTGCTACATACAGATGATAGTATTGCTTAGGACATTTCTCGAATGTTGTAGCACTTGAGTAAGACCACGTTTTAAGTTCAGCCATTATGTTTTTCTCTTAATTTCTTCAAAGTCATAAAACCATTTATCTTTAGCACTCCACTTAGCATGATTTTCTACACTATAAACTTCGGTAGGAATTTTAAAATCAGGTGTCTTTAGTTCTGCGGGTAC